GGCGCGGTGGGCGAGGGGGATGGCGGTCATGATTGCAGACCTGCTAACGCCTCGCGGACTTCACGGAGCGCGTCGGCGAATTGGATGTCGAAGTCCGGCACCGTGGCCGCTGGCACATCCTCCGGCGTCTCCGCCTCGACCCCCGGCGGGTACAGCTTGTCTAACCACTCGTCAACGTCATCGACCTCCAATGCCCCGAGAATGAGACGGGAAAGCAACTCGCCAGCCGACTTCGGCAGATGCAGTGCTCCGACTGCAATCGCGTCAACACGAGCCTTGACATCTCTCTCCAAGAGGTTGGGGAAATCGACCGTTACCGACCGATCCATCGGCGCATTGGGGTCGAACGCATCCGGGTTGCGTGGGTCCGGCTCCGCCGCCGGATCGGGCTTCATCGCGACGGTGCGTGCGCCGGTCTTGCTGTCCACCGCCACCGTCCCATACTGCGACAACGCCCCCTTCGGTGCTGCGACGGCCCAGTCGATGACATAGTTCAGGATGTCTTCCAGCGCGTCACGCCAGAGCGATTGCCGCGCCCGCATTTTGAGTTCGGTAGGCCGGTCGAGCGTCTTCGCCGTCGCCAGATTCCCGGCGTCCGCGTTGCCCCACAGGATCGTTTCCGGGATGCCCATACCCGCCCCGACCATCAGGCCCAGCCGTCGTCCTTCGTCCGGGTTGGGTGATTTCCCGCCCAGCGAGATCGGATCGTATTTCACGTTGTCAGACTCGACGAACGTGCTACCGACCGTTGGCGCTGGGTTCGTCTCGGCCCCAGCCGTCCCCAGTGTCGATCCCAGCTTCGCCTTGACCGCCCCGATGGTGCGGCTGCCGCCCTTCGTCGTGATACGGGTGGCGAACCGTGCGTGCGCTTTCCGGATCGTGGCCCAGTCCTCCAGATCTTCACGCACCGCCAACGCCCAATCGAGCGCGCTGTACGTCTCCGGCACGCCGTAGCGCATGTGAGCAAACCCGCCCACCTTGCGGTGGTAGACCGGGCTGCCCCAGTGGACAGGGGCACCGTTGATCGTGTCCGGCTTATTGCGTGGTGTGTAACGCCAGTCCGGGTAGTACGCCTGCCGCTCGGCTGGCGCGACCAGCCCGTTGTTCAGCCGCCGCTCCTGCCATGTCCGCAGGTAGTACCACGGCGTCTGGCGATCCTCCGGGTCGGTGATGATGTCCTGGATCTCCTCGACGACGATCGAGCGCACCCGCACCTCGCCAGTCAGGGCGTTCGGGAACAGGACGAAGAACAGGTTGCCCGTGACGGCCAGTTCTGCCTCTTTGAGCAGCAGCGCGTTGCCGCTGGTCAACTCCGCTTTGTTGCCGGGGTCGTCGACAAACGCCTGCACGACGTCGTTGATGAGCGGATGCGTCGCTGCGATCGAGACGCCCTGTCCGAACACGTAATGCTGCTGGACCTCGATGGCGTGGTTCAGGAGCGGGTTGGACAGGTAGGCGTAGCGGGAGCGTTTGATGATCTTGCCCAACGCGTCCCGCGAGAACTCCAGATCGAACCCGCCGCCCAGCCGTCGCCAACCGTCGGAATCGAGGCTGGATTCCAGTTCAGACAGCCGCTCTTCCAGTAGCTCGATCTGCCACTCGTACGGTTTGATGACTTCGGCAATGTCATGCGTGCCGTTTCCGTTTGGTGCGCTCATGGTGTTTCGCCGCCCTGCCGCCGCGCCTGATCCATCAATTCGCGGAACAGCAACCCGGATAGTATCGCCGCCTCTGAGGGCGTCGCGCCCTCAGAGGCGGCAGCACGAAAGGCATCCAGTATCAGTTTCATGATCGGCTGCCAGTCCACTGCTGCGATGGCAGCGTTCGTCTGATCTCGCTGAAACGTCCTGAACAGATCCTCCGGTGTCATCCATGCCTCCTAGTAGCGTGGCCCAATTGTCACGTAGTCCTCGTCGTTGACAACTACCTCGTCAACAGCGAACGGATCGAGCGCCAGGCTGTCAGCGAACGCGACCATATAGCGCGTTGTGTCCATACCGTGATCGTCCTCTTTGACCGGCTGCTCGCCCTTGTTTCGTCCTGCCCGCAAATCCCAGATGTAGCCCTCGACCTCATCCTCGGTACAGGTCGGCAGCGCCTTCAGCGCCAGCGTCTCATCCCGTTCAACGAGAGCGTCTCGCAGATACAGCAACCGTGGCCGCCCATCCTCCGCCGCCTTCATTCGCGTTGCTGTAGCCTGAATTCCTGATGAGACAGCTTTAAACGCTGGCAGGGTCGGCAGTCCGATCGAACGTTCCAGCGTCGCTCGATCTTCAGCATCGTGGTCGCAGATGATCGCCAACGGCAACGGATCGGGGCTTTCACGGAGCGGCATGTATCCGCCCTCAACCCGTTTCCAGCCGATGACGGACAGAATGTCAGCCGCATGGTCAGCCACCAGCCGCCGCGTCATGTAGATCTCGCGCTCGCGGTACAGCCGCCCGTCTGGGTCTTCAGCCCACTGCTGCCAGACGAACGGGTTGGTATAGCCGAAGTCGATGCACCAGTAGCGCGGCCATTCGCGCGGGATCGGGAACGCATCAACGACGTTCAGCGCCCGGTTCCAGGCATCCTCGTAGACCATGCCCTCAGCGGCAGCCCAGATGCCGTGGCGCAGCCGGAGTTTGCGAACGCCGGTCAGCCGGTCGAGGGTCGCGATGTAGCGCACGCCCTCATCCGTCCACTCGCGCCGATCGTGATCGAACAGGACCGGGTTGTCCTCGTGGCGGGACTCAAGCATCAGTAGCGTCCCACGCCCGGCCCGTTGTTTCATCCAGTGCGTCGGACGGTCCGGGTTGGTGTCGCCGATGATCTGCTGATACGGCATCACCCCGTTGCGGAGGCGGGTCGTCAGTGACTCCCAATCGTGTTCGTCCAGTTCGATCGTCTCCTGCACGTAGATGATGTCGAACTCGGTTGACATGATCTTGCTCGACTTGTCCAGCCCACCGACGACGATCACCGATCCGTTCGGGTAGCGGTACTCCTGGTCCTCATGGTGCAGCTTGACCGGACTGCCCTCTGGCAACACCTTCTGCTCGAACGTCACCATCGCAGACTGTGTGATGCTGGCGCGCGTCTTCCGGCAGATCAGCCCACGCATCCCGGCGTACTTCTCAGCGCACAGATGCAGCTTCTCCAATTCGCCCCGGCTCTTACCCGTTCCGGCCGGCCCTGAGACAACCACCTCCGGTGCCCGGCAGTAGAGCAATTCCTCAGACGCGCCGTACGGGCGGTAGGGGCGCATGGCGGGCGTGATCGTGACTGGCGCTGTCGCGACCATCTAGACGCGCTCCACATCGACGGCGATGTACGCCTTGAGTGGCTGACCGTCGCTGGTCACGTCGCGTTTCTCAGTCCACTGCCCAAGCTCTTTCGCCGCCTGCTCCTCGTGCGCTCGCAACTCACGCAGCAGCCCCGTGTCAACCGCGAACTCAATGACGTGGATTGCTTTATCCCCAGCCCCGATCTGTTTCTCGGTCCGGACCAGCAACCCCGTAGACCAGCCTGGGGCGACGATGCGCTCTGTCTCGCCATCCTCGGTCGGCGCCGTTGTGTACGTCCCGGACGACGTGTCAGCGGCCCGTTCAGCGATCACGGTCTGCATCCGCTCCCAGCGGTCATTGAGCGCGTTGACGCGATTGATGCGGTTGGCAATGCCCTCAGCTTTGATGGCCTCACGGGCGGCGTCGAGGTGCTCAGTGACGCGCTGCTGAAACGCTGGCTTGCGCTTCCAGACCGCCAGCGTCTGGCGAGACACGCCAACACGTGACGCGATGGACTCGTCAGACAACGAGTCATCGGCGACCAGTTGCGCCGCCTGTTCGCGTTGAGCTGTCCACCGAAAATCTGTCACGTTCTGTAAACCTCGCTAACACACAAACGAGCCGGAGATGTACTCACGGCTCGCTAGGGGCGCTGCTCACATGCGGTTGTCTGGACTCATCATAACATCCTAGGCGGCTGTATCCTCGATCCTCAACTCGTTCCACGTTCCGCAACGATCACAACGACGACGGAGCACAAGGCCGACGACGGGGATGTACTCCAGCATGAGACGGTGGCACTTCCAACAGCGCCACTCCCGCCCGGCCTCCGACATCATCGCCACCATCAGCACCCCCGTCTATCCGATTCTGGTCGAGCGCCCCACCCTCGGCCCCTCAGTCGCCATCAGCGGTGTTCCGGTGTAGTACGCACTGATGGCCATGCGTGCCGCTGTCAGATGCATCTCACGCTCATGACGTTCGAACATCCCATCGCCCTCTGGCATGGCGTGGTAGACGATTTCTCCGCCCGCATCAGGAACAGCAACGGAGAACAATCCATGTCGCAACCGCAGATAGGCCACATGTGCGCCTCGGTAGTACGCCTCGTACTGCTCAGGGCACGCATCACATGTTTTGTCCAGAACGATCTCGTCAGGATTCATCACCCTCACCTCTCGTCGTCGCCGTCAGGGCGTCGCCCATCGGGCTCTCTGGATGTCGGATCGCGTACGCCATGTTGCGTGTCCACTGGTACACATACGACGCCGGTTCGCCGTCATCCACCGCTCGAAAACCCTCGTCTGCCGACGCTGCCAGCCGATCCAGATGCGCATAGAGCCGCTCACACTCCCCCGCCAGCAACGTCCGGTCATCGCAGGCCCGCAGGAATGCCCCGACCAGCAGGCTGCGTTTGGCGTCACTGGCGAACGTCTCCCAGGTGGCCCGATCCAGCGCAGCACGACGGATGGCGCGGTCGAGGGCGTCAGTGGTCATCGGTCACCACCTCCCCGCCCACGTCAAACCAGATGCACCACGCATCCCCACCACCCACCGGCCTGTACCCGTACTGGAAGCGCTCACCGCACCTCCGCGTCGTAGTCCGTCAATGCCCCGAACAGGGCCATGAGCCGCAAGGGAAGATCGTCTTTGCCGATGCCGTTCTGCTGGCACTCGTCCCGTAGTTCGCGGACCAGCGCCACGATCTGCTTGGCAGACTCGCCCTCTTCGCCCATCCGCCGCATGGTCTCAACCAGCGCGTCGTACCGCATCTGGTGGCCGTCGATGAGCGTCCGGTTCCGGGCCGCTTCCCACTCAGCATTGTCGGTGCGGTCGTTCGCCGCTCGAAGTTCCTCGCCGCGATCCCATGCGAGTTTGTGGAGGAAGAACGCTTGATGCGTCAGTTCCTCTCGTGTCATGTCAGTGATGAGGTTCGCGTACCCGGATCGCACCGCGTCATACGGTTGTATCTCCGCCGCCCCAGACTCGGTTGCATCGCTCTCGATAGCCGCAGGAGTCGTGAACGGCTTGCGACAGTCAGGGCAAACCTCGTCTCGTGAATCCGCTCCGCAAGCTCGGCAAGCAAACATCTGTATCTCCTCTACTGTTCGAGTACCCGTACTGGAAGCCCCTATCGCACCGCCCGCACGCCAGGTCCGCTTTCGTCGCGTCGACCCCCACCCAGGCACACGCGACGGTGCTGCCAGCGATGCCGGTTCCGAACGGCGCACGGACCAGCGCCAGCTTCGGGCCGAGGGGGTCGGGACGGCGGGTCATGGGGTCTCTCCTTCAGTGGTCCAATGCGTAATCGTCGGCGAACTCATTCTCCAACTTGTCAATGCCTCGTGGACTCAATTCGTGCAGGCAACCACACGAACCGTCAATCCAGAGCGTGAACTGGTAGATGTCGCTGAAGATTCCGACATCCGGCTCGGCTGGTTGGATCATTTCGCCATGAAACACAAACTCGCCAGCGCCGCAGTTGCAGACGCGGTACTTCTCGATCATTCCCCCGCCTCGCTCTCGGCTGCTGGCGTGTGGGCGACGCCACGAACCGTCCCGACACACGGGCCAAGCAGAAACGCACCAACGGGATCACGTCTGCGCCATTGTCGAGCTGCACTATCCATCACCGCTCCAAATCCCCACTGTTCACATAGACGCAGGACTGCGGCGTCCTCAGGTGCGACAATGCTGAGTCGATCTCCGTCGATGTCCTGCAACAGATCACTCGCTCGATATCGTTTCTCTGCCATGCAGCCTCCGTTCACTGACGTCCTCAAAGGTCCACGGTCTCCCGATCATGCGGAGTACATGTTGCGAACTGATCGTCCCAACGCCCATCACCAGCCGACGCTCGATGTCCTCGGTCAGTTGTGCCACCACCCGCTCCGCAGCCTCAGCGCGAGCTTCCAGTCGATCCAGATCCTCAACCATGACAGCGACAATCAGGTCATCGACCCTCGCCCCGTTCAACGTGCAGATCGATGTCAGCGGGATTCGCCCGATCAGTTCCCGCGTCTCACTCTCGTTCATCGTCCCCACACCTCATCAATCTCATCTCGATACTTCCGCGTCTCGTACCCCGCCGCGACGCTCACAAGGGCCGTCGTCAGCAACGCGATGGCGAGCGTCCGTGTCGGTGTCTCGTGGTACCGCTGCCGTGCCGCCTCGACCTCTGTCAACAGGCCAGTCATCCCGCACGCTCGCTGTCAAGTGCAGCCAGCGCGGCGTCCAGTCGCTCCGTCCACTCAGCGCACGCCTCCGGATGGTCGGCAAACTCACACAGACACGCCGCCACGCGCTCCGATAACTCCACGACCGCACGCAACGCATCGCGCTCCATCTCAGCAGCATCGGCCCGCGCCTGCCATTCCGCCAGCAGGTCCTGCGCGTTGATGAGTTCAGCCTCCATCTGCACGAGCTGGTTTTTCGCCTCGATGTACATGTCGGCCAGTCGTCGCTCGTCAGTTGTCATCGGACGTCTCTATCTCGTTCCAGCGTGACGATCAATCGCGGGTTTGGCTCGTCAGGATTTCGATTGCCTGCCCAGTGCAATGCCGTCCGAGCAATTAGCACACACTCGCGAAACGCCTCAGCCTGCATACGCTCCGGCGTGTCAGAGATCATCGCGTTGTGACCGGCAATACGTTGCAGTGCCTCAACCAACGTCATCTCACACATCCTCATACCGGAATGGGTATTCACGTGCATAGTCGTCGGCTTCCTCATCCTCTAGTTCTCCGATCTCCCGTGTTGACAGCTCCAAAACACAACTGCTGCATGAGTCATCGAGCAGGAGTGTGAACAGATAGACATTGCCCATGACCCCCACGTCCGGCTCTGCTGGCTGGATCATCTCGCCTCGAAAGACGAACTCGTCAACGCCACAGTTACAGACTCGACTTGTCTCGATCATCCCGCCAGCCTCCGTGCCTGCAATGCCGCCAATGTGAACAGCCGCGTCACGGGAACATCGAGGGCCAATAGCATCTCGAACATCGTCGGCTGCAACCAGCCCTGCGAAACCGGATCGCCCGCCATCGTCCGTGTTACCGACCGGAATCGGCTCGGCCAATGGCCGCGTATCCACGTCTCGACCTGATGCCAGACGGCCAATGATTGCGTGGCGATGATGCCCTCATCCATCGGGACAACTGCCTCGACGGCGTGTATAAGTTTCGTCATTCGTCCTCGCTCTCGGCTGCTGGCGTGCGGGCGGCGTCGCTCCGAACCATCCCGGCACACGTGCCGACCAGAAATGCCCCCATCGGATCGCGCCGTCGCCACTGTCGATATGCGCTGTCCATCACGGCCCCAAATCCAACACGCTCACACAGAGCCAGGACCTCAGCATCCTCCGGCGCGATGATGCTGAGCCGCTCGCCGCCGATGTCCTGCAATAACTGACTCGCTCGATATCGTTTCTCCGTCATCGTCGCCACTCCAATCCTCGCGTTACCCAGCCCACGACACACCCCAGCAGCCACGACGCCAGCGCCGCCAACAACAGCACCAGCAGGACGGGTTGTGCGTTCATCTCAACATCTCTACAATCTCGCCGGACTCCCACTCGCTGGGATGCCAGACATAGCACTCGATACCCGGCACCCCCGCCAATGCCACCAGCCAGCGACGTTGCTCCTCCGTCGGTTTCTTCCCGTCACGCTTCAGCTCGGCAACGATCATCCGTCCTGTCTCCTCGTGGACGCAGACCAGATCAGGCCACCCCGCCGCAGATCGGCGGCTGTCGAACGTGTGATACACGAGCCAGCCGAGTTGCCGCGCCGCATGCTCGACGTGGGCTTGCAGGGCTTTTTCCAGCATCGGCTTGACGGCAGCCCGCGCCTCGTACACCGCCGCTGTCTCGCTCACGACGCCACCGCCTCACCGCGCGGCACGATCCGGACGACCTGCCACAGCATCTCGCGGACGCCATCCCGCACCTCTGCCGGGATCGTCGGATCGCTCAGCAGGCTCGCCAGCCGTCCGATGACCGGCTCGCTGGCGAGGATGTGCATCGGGTCGCTGGGGACGTAGCCAGCCGCCACCATCAGCGCGTCACGGTCGTGTTCCGAGAGCTTCATCGCCCCGGCGAGTCGGCTCAGGCTCTCAGGCGTCGGGTTGCGATCGCCTGATTCCCAGCGGGAGATCGTCGAATGGTCGGATCCTGCCCGTCGTCCAAGTTCCGACTGCGACATCCGCCGTAGCTCCCGTAGCTCGCGTAGCAGGACGCCGAAGCCTGGGGATGCGTCACGAATGGCAACGCGCTTGAACGGCACGAACCGCAGCGGGGTTGGGTGCGTCATGCTGCACCGCCCGGCCCAGTGGCGTCGTAGACGCCCCACTGGGTCAATCTCAACGTGTCGATTGTGTCAGTCATATTCTTCGCCTTGGTAATCTCTGGCGTACTCGTAGCCAACCCGATCCTCGATTTTCGCCAGTTCCTCGTTGGTCAATTCGTCTGCGTGTTCGCACGAATACGAGCGGTCGAGCGCGAAGGTGAACGTATAGCCCATCAGACCAACGCTGTAATCCGGCCCTTCACTCTCGACTAGATCGAACGCCCATTCCCCATCGCAACCTCCCACCGGACAGTCTCGGTACGTCGTCGTCATTCCGCCCCATCCTCGTCTGCCCAATTGCGCTGTTTCCAAACGTGTAGTTCGGCGATCGCCTCTGCCCACCGGTTGGCGCGTCGCTCGGTTGCGTGGTCATCGGGCACCGTCCGCTCGTGCTCGAATCGTCCGCCGCCATGCCCGCTGCTCTCGCCGTGACGGTGGCGGGTTGCCCGCCCGTGCCCGCTCGCAGAACGCCAGCACGCCGTCATAATCGAGCTCGCCCAGTGCCACCCTGACGAGAATGAGCACAACCACGGTGTCGATCGCCCCATCCATGTCCGGGTCCACGTAATTCGCCTGCATCATCCCGGCACGGGCGTCCGGGTCCATCGCGGCGACGACAGCGTGCAACCGCGCGTGATCTGCCGGTTGCGTGGTCATCGGGCTAGTCGAATGACTCATGCAGCCATCCTCCGCATCTGGACATGCACTTCGGCGTGATGTTTCGAACAGAGCCAACGCACCTCTAGCGGCTTTGAGTAATCGTCGTGGTGCGCCTGAGCGTTCGGCTCGCCACATATCTCGCATGGTTGGCGAGTCAGCGTCCCGCGCTGAATCCTGTTGATGATGTGCGCTCGCGCGCGCCGCTTTCCCTCCGCTTTGTCCTTTGCATATTTGCGTGCCTCAAGCTCCTGTCCGGCAGGGCTGCGTCGATATTCCGCTACGCGAGCCTTTGTGCATTCCTTGCACTCGTTGAGATAGCCATCCGACACTTTCGGGTGTCGATAGAAATCATCTTTCGGCTTCACCTCGCCGCAGGACTTGCAACGCTTAGAATGGCGTGTCATCAACACTCCAATCAGGTCGATGCTCTGAGCTAGCCGCAACAAGCTCTCGCGCCGGTTGTCGCACCGGCCCCGGTGCAATCACATCGCCGATCGTCCGCCACGTCCCAACATCGTGAGGCCGCGCATCCACGTTCGGGTCAAGCCCACGCAACGACCGCGACTGCCGGTACATGGCAGCCATATCGACGCCGCCCTCGGCCGTCCGTGGCACGCTCCATGTCGTCCGGGTGAGGTCGATGTCCTTCGGAGCGTTCTCGTTCGGCACACCGCCCTCAGTGCTGATCGTCCAGGCTTCTTTCGTCCCGTCGTAGGTGCCAGCCGTCGTACAGCGTGGACACGGCTGGGTGCGACTGCCGGACTCGCCGGCGTGCATGTTGAGCGGGTCATAGCCGCCAGTCCGCACCCAGCGGGAACCGTGGCAGGCGGGACAGACCAACGCAGGCGCAACCGTGACGGCCCGTGCGGAGCGTTGGCGGGTTGCGCCACACTCGGCAGCGACGGCCCGGATGCGGGCGATGGTCGGGAACCAGTCGTCCTCGAACAGGATGCGGTCGCAGGCGACGACGAAGTCATCGGTGTTGAGCGGTGCCAGCATCCGGAAGTACGTGTCGTCACGCGTCCGGCTTTCCGGTGCGGAGCCGTCGCGGGTCGCCAATGATCCAGTCAGATCGCTCATTTTCCGGTTGAACAGTTCGCGAGATAGCATCGTATTCCTCCGGTGTGGTTGTCACGATGGCGCGCATCATCGGGTTCTTGACGCGGTGCGGGAATCGCTTCATGGCCTCGTACGGGTCGGGAATCGACTCCATCACGATGTCTTCGTAGGCTTCGCGAAGGTGCTTGATTGTCGGGAACCATTCGCACGAGTGAATGCATCGCTCGACAGATGCGCGGAACAGATCAGCCTCCATCGAGCCAAGAATGTCCCAGTACGCTGCTATGGTTTCGGGTGCTATTGCCCGCTGGGGAAACAGCGCAATCAATCGCTTCATCTGCGGTGCGAAATCATCCTGGTAGTTCATCCTGCGTGGCTCCTGACTAGATCACCAACCATGTCGACGGCATCGCGTTTCGTAGAACTCCCCCGTTTTGGCTTGTCGAAGTCGGGCATGCCTGCCGCTTCCCACGTGCCGATGTAGCCCTCGACGCCGCCCAGGTCGAACGGTGACGTGCGCCAAACCTGCGATTTCATGAACTGGACACAGCGACGAACCTTGTCATCCCCGTACCCCTGCTCCAACAAGCGCTTGGCAATACCGATCTGCTTCTCTTTCCACTTCGGAGCTGGGGTGAAGTCGGGTTCGGCGGTCTCCTCGATGAACGCCGCGTAGACCGAATATGGCGTGTCCGAGACGATCACTCGCGGTGGCGCGATGTCGCGGTCTGGTTTGGTTGTGTTTGGTTGTGTTTGGTCTGTTACGGTTTGGTTGTCTTGTATGGCCTCACACGTGTCAGCATGTGTTTCGCACGTGTTCTGCACGTTCGCTGCACGAGCATCTCGCATGCGTTGCGCGTTCGCCTTTCGGCGTTGCACGAGCCGTCCGGCATAGTCCATCCAGTCATGCACGTGCAACGCCCCATCGTCGTCAGTGCTGAGAAATCCAGCAGATACCAGCGCGTCGATGAACGTGTCAGGGTCGTCTTCCCACTCGCAAGCATCCGCGATCACATCTGACTCATACCGGGATAGATCGCCGTCGTCGGCGTAGTCCAGTGACCACCACCAGAGCGCGTGTAGATGCCCGACGAGATGGACGCGCTTGATACCAAGCAGTCGAGCGGCCTTACGGGTTTTCGGGTGTCCGAGGAGTGTTTGGTGAGATTCGATGTACGCCACTAGAACCGCCTCGCAATCGAGGCAGTCAGAATCCATGACGAGCGTACGTACTCTGGTTGTGTTAGTTGGGATATACTACGGTTATTCAAGCCGTCCTCCTGGTACCTACAGGGTGGTCGGTCAGGCCCGTTGTCGGAGTGTCCAGCTCCGCCTCGGGCCGTTTTGTTGTTGCTACCAGTATACGGCATTTGCGCAAAATCCTCAACCTAAACGCCCGTACGTACGATCGTTTACCCTGTGCTAACCAGTCTGCTCATCGTCCTGCTCACGCATCGCGGCCAGCTTCGCCCGCAGTCGCGACATGGGCCGCACTGGTCGTGGGCGGCCAGGCGAACGACAACTGCCGTGGCCCACTCGCCACCGCTTCAACTCGTTCTGCAAACCGTGCGGCCTCTCGCCAGTCGTTCCCGTCCCTGCCCTGCTTGCGAGCTGCGAACGACCACGCCATCGAGTCAGCCGAGTACAGCCGCCCCCTGACTGCCGGATGGTTCAGGCTGGTCAACTTGACGCCGAACCCATGCAGCCACAGGTCCGGACGCTCGGCATGGATGGCGTCCAACACGCGGACAATCGCCAGCGGGTCAGCGTTGCGCTTGCAGACGCTCCCGACGCCAACCCATGCGCCATCGCCCAGCCGGACCCCGTAGTCACGGACGTGTTGTGCGTACTCAGACGGCGCATAGCCCTGGATGACTGGTAGGACGTAGACACCTGGACGGCACGCCAACAGCGCGTCGTAGCGTTCGATCGTGAGCCGCTGGTGATCGGTGACGGTCAACCCGGTGGTGGCCGTTACGAACGGCTCACACATCCAGTCCTGCGCCACCGCCGCCACAAGCCGCCCACAACGCGCCCATCGTTCGATCTGTGCCGCGTAGACCTCCACGCCGTCACGGTAGCCACCGTGCAGCGTGACCTCGGAGAACGCGCCTGAGTCCATCATCCACTCGTTCACCTGAAAGTCGCCCTTCCTGTTTCTAAGCCGTGCCGCGCTGACCATGCAGCGGGTGAAGCAGTGCGCGTCGGACGGTTGGTGAAGGCCGGTAAAGAATTTCATCAGCTACGTATCGTGTAGGGCGGCGTGAGGGTCAACATCAACGGTCAACCGACAAACCACGCATGTCCACGTATCCTCGTTCGGATCGTTTGTGCGATAGTCGCGAAACCAATCATGGGTGTGGGTGTTCGGCGAGGTAGAGACCTCGCCGAACAGTTCCTCAACCGTTATCTCGTAGAACCGTGCAAGGCGAATCGCTACACCTACCCTCGGCTCACAGTCGCCCACTTCGATGTGGCTCAGTCCACCCTTTGACAATCCAACCGCCGTCGCCACTTCCAGCAGCGTGAGTCCGTATTCCAGCCGCTTGCGACGGAGCGCGGTATCCTGCGTTCGTGGCGGCGTTTTTCCGCGCTGTGCAGCTAGTTCGCGTGCCGTCATATCGCCCACCGCAGCCGCCCTCGCTCGCCAGCGGCACGGTCGGCTCGCCAACGCTCGATGAGTTCCGGCGGGAGGTCGGCGTTCAGGTGTCTGGTCATGGCGCGATCTCGTCCGCGACTGCAGGCAACACGCCATCCGGGGCGATGTCGTTGAGGAGTTCCACCAGCCGATCAATCTGGACTTCGATGTCGCTTTCCCGAAGGTAGACCGTCACCGCGTGGTTCTTGTCTGGGTCGATGTCACGGGGAATGATCCAGAGGTCATCACCAATGCTGTCATCACCCATGTTCTCGACATGCCAGCCATGTTGCTTGCTCATCGTCGTTTTCCCTCTCGTCATGCCACCCTCGTCATCTTCATCCGACTTCGTCATCCACGAACAGCCTCGGCTGATCCTGACGGTTGATCGTTGCGAGGTTGGCGACCATCTGCCGGTAGTAGCTCGGTTTCAGTTCAACACCGATTCCCCTGCGACCGTTCAGGACGGCGCCGTAGACCTCGCTGCCGACACCAGCGAACGGAGTCAACACGGTGTCACCTGGATTGCTCCACAGCGTCACGATCCGCTCGATCACATCCAGTTGGAGCGGGTGAACGTGCTTCTCGTCATCCTCATCCCGAGCTGACCGAAACGGCAGGACACGTTCCAACCGCACGTCATCCCAGAACGCCGATGCGTACTGTCTCCAGATCCAGTGCGAGTAGCGATTCTCGGTCTGCTTGCCCTGCCAGTTCCGATAACGCAACAGCTCAGCGGGCATCTGCCGCGACCCTGAGTACTCGGTCAGTCCGTGTGGATGGGCGATCGGCTCAGGATTGTCGCCGCGCTTGCGGAACACCAGCAGATAGTCCGCAGCCGCGTTACTGCACAGCGATGAATCGTCAACGATCGTCTTGTGTGCGAGCGATTTCGCCAGCGTCCGGTTACGAACCGTCAACGGCTCTTTCCAGACGGCATAGCGGGCGATGTAACGCCATCCCGCAGCCTCATGCGCTCGAATGACATCGCCCGAGAAGTCGATCAGGTAGTCATGGCCGCTATTGCCACTCGGTACATCGGCACAGTGGACAGCCGTCATCCTGCCCGGCATCGTCACCCGTTCCAGTTCGCGGATGATGTAGCCGTAGTGCTCGAAAAACTGATCGTAGTCGTCACAATTCGATAGGTCACGCTCCGAGCTGCTGTAGTGGTACAGACCAGCAAACGGAGGTGAGTAGACCGACAGATGTACGCGCCCGTCCGGGAGCGTCGGCAAGACCTCCATCGAATCGCCGCAGTAGACTGCATAGTCATCGGTGATCGTTTGTGCTTCTACAGCCACGCCGGTAGCTCCTCTCGAACGGTGTAGGCGTCGTTACGCTGAACGCCCATCGCGTCATTCATCATCGCGACCAGCCGACCAAACATCACGTCGGCCGCAGCCGCCTTTGTCTGCAGGTTTTCCAGTACCCGGCGCTCACCCTCTGTCGTGACGATGTCCACGACGACCGGGCGGGTCTGCCCGAATCGCCAGCAACGTCGGACGCCCTGGTAATACTGTTCGTATGAGTGCGACGGAAAGAACGTCACATGTGCGCAGTGCTGGAAGTTGAGTCCCCATCCGGCGATGCGAGGCTTGGTCACTAGCACGCGAGCCTCGCCCGATGCGAACGCGATCAGCTTTTCCTCTTTCGCCTCATCTGAGTCAGCACCGGAAACCTGTACCGCGCCCGGTATCAGCCGCTCCAGCAGGTCGCCTTCGTCGTTCAGGTGGCACCAGACCAGCGCGGGTTGATCGTGGTTGACCAACTCGGCAACACGCTCACAGCGTTCGCTGATCGTCCGTCGTCGCTCTTCGCGTTGCTCCGCAAGCGTGATCGCATCGACCGCGAACAGCATCCCGGCGGGCGTCGTCTTCGATGTGACGACGTGCTGTCGTTCATGCAGTGACGGAAGCTCGAACCGGCCATCGTCGTAACCGATGTCAGACGGCTTGCGGATCGCCCGCGCCCATGAACAGACCCACCGCCAGAACGGATCTTCCGCATGACCCTTGAAGCGCCAGAACTTGCCATCCCCCGCCCCTGCTCGATAGGCCCGTCGTTGCGCGATATTGTTTTGATCGTTCTTGAAGAATCGGGCCAGCATGTCCACGTGACCGAGATATCCGAGGGCCTCTGAGGATGTGCCTAGCTCGGTGTAATCGTTCGGAGCTGGCGTTGCGCTGCACAGCAGCCGATACGGAACCTTCCGCATGAATGCCGTGATTTCCTGGCGGCGTGCGCCGTCGAACGATTTCAGGATCGCGGACTCATCACAGACAACGGCGGTGAAGTCCTGCGGATCGAAATGATGCAACCGTTCGTAGTTCGTGACCGTGATCCCGCGATGGGCCGACCCGTCTGACGATCGCGTGACCTCGACACCGAACTTCTCGCCTTCGCGGATCGTCTGGTGAGAGACGGCAAGCGGCGTCACAACGAGCACGTTCCCTCCGGTGCGACGAACGATCTCATCTGCCCATGCCAGTTGCTGTAGCGTCTTGCCCAGTCCGGTATCGCAGAACAACGCCGCGCGACCACGGTGCAATGCCCACTGCACAAGCTCGCGCTGGAAGTCGAACAGGTGAGGATTCAACGTGTCGATAGACGACTCGATACCCTCACTGAGAGAACTGTGGCGCTTCATGTCGAGAAACGTGTTGTATTCGATCATGCCGCCCTCGTCATTCTCAGCCGGGAGACGAGCCGAGCATTGCGCCCGGCCCAGTCGTCCCGCTGCTCACGCCGAAACTGTTGCGCTGATTTCGGTGTCGGATCGTGGGGTACCAGCCGGATGCGCTCGACACGCACGACCTCCCCACCCCAGCACGTCAATGCGACGTGCGCCCAGAACACGGACAGTTCGGTGATCGTCCCCGACATTCCGTCGACGATCCTGTTGTGCTGATCTGTCCCGTAGACCTTGACTCTCAGTCCGACGTTCACGCCGTCACCGCCCGTCGTCGCGCAACGGCAGCGTCACGCTCTGCCATGATCCCGGCGATCGCGGGATCGACGTGCAGCCCGATCTGGGTGATGTAGTCGCGTGCCTGGGTGTACCGTTTCGGGTTGTTGGCCTGATCCAGCAGATCCAGCATCGTCGGGATATCGTCCTCGGGATTGCCCGTTACCCGTGGTGCGAGGAGTTTGCCGGCATCGTCGAAATAGCTCTCTGGCAGATCGTCGAGGCCGTCCAGTTCGTCGCTCAGGACATCCACGATGCCGCGTACGGGCTGGTCGACAATCTCCCCCGTTTCGATGTCCACTCCGTCGTACAGCGCCTCTGGTTGGCTCTGGCGTGGCCGTTGCTCGACGACGACAACATCACCGTCAACGACATCCACATCGGCCCCTAGCTCGTCAGGCGAATACAGCCCGCCGATGCTGTCCGGGAACGCCATTCGAGCGACGGCGCTGATACAGCGTGCCCGCAGCATTGCCGCCGGGTATTTCTGCCAGGTCTGGTTTCCGAGCAACGACGCCTGTTTCGCGTCCGTCATCGTGAACGAATGCGTCTGGTGTTTCGGCCATGAGCGCCGCTTGTAGGAGATCTCGCACTGCGTCGAATCGGAGTGCGTGAAGATGATCGCGTTGTCACCGTGGTCGCGGTAGATCAGCGCCAGCATCAGCTCCGAGTTGGCGGTCGGCTTGCCCTGAATCACGACGATGTTGGATAGCGCGTACATCGGATCAATGCGCAACTCGACGCCCTTCTGCATGATGGCGACGGCTGCCTGTGGTGTTTTGATTGACGATGGCAGCATGCCGGATTTGACCAGTGCATCGGCCATGTCCAGCATGGTTTTCCACGTGCCAGCATCCGGCAGGATCGCTGCATGTGATCGAATCGCAATACCGTTGTTCTGACTCATCGTGTTCTCCCAATCGTGGGAGGGACCAACGCTGGCCCCTCCGTTGCGATGTACCCGCCGTTGCGCTCCCTGAGCGTCCGTGCGTAGTCGCTCTCCGGCATGCAGCCGGTGCTGGTGTCCTGGTCGATACAGCGGTAGCAGTAGCCGACGCTCGTGAGGGCCAGCCCTTCCTGCTTGCGAATCGCCATGTCCTCACTGTCGAGCACGTTGGCGATCCAGTCAGCGGTCGTGATGCGGGCGGTCACAGGGCCCCTCCAATCACCGCCATCGCGAACATCGCCGCACCGAACAGCAGCCCCACCAGCCCGGAGCGCAACAGCTCCCACGCAAAGCGGCTCACGACGCGACCTCCAGTCCGGGCAGGTCCCGCTGTCCCAGCGCCCGTTGCAGGTCAGCAGGAATCGCAGTCCAGTGCTTCATCTCGTCGATCAGTAGGCTCACCTGACGGCGATCCAGCGCAGCGAACGGCTGCCCGTACGTCGTTTGACAGTGGGTGTCCAATAGGTGGTCCGGCAGATGGAGTTGGCGCTGAAGGCCACGAACGTAGTTCATCTGTGGCTCAGTCGGTTCGTAGCTCATGACGCCTCCTCCTGCCGTTCGACCGCCCGCAGCGCCCGTGTCGGGACACCGATGACGGCGATTGCCAGTTGTGCCATCGCGTCGTCAAACCACCGTTTGAGACAGGCATCGCAGGTACGCTCAGCGATCTCATCCGGGTCGGTGATGATCTGGCCGCAGTCGCGGCAGGTGTAGAGCTTCTTCACGCCGTCACCTCCCCATCCAGGTATTGACGGAGCCGTTCTCCCTGCCA